AAACAGATTTAAGTGGTAACTATGATGGAACTGGTACAGAAATTCAATATGCAGCAGGAAGATATGGACAAGCAGCAAGTTTTGGGAGTAATAGTAAAGTACAATTGCCAAGTGGCTCTCCATTTAATGATTCTGATACTATAAAATCTATTAGTGCTTGGGTTAAAGCTGATACCACATCAAGTAGAGTTTATCCTTTTAGTATTGGTTCAAGTACAATAGAAGATGATTTTTTTAATTTTGGCTGGATACCTGCTAATAATTATATATTGCTTTTTATAAGAGATGGTTCAAGTTCAAATCAAGCATCTCATTCCGCTCCTTTAACAGCAGATACTGAATGGCATCACATTGTAGTTCAAACAACAGGCAGTGCAGTTGAAATATTTATAGATGGAGAAAGTAAATCTGTTACTTCAAGTTATTCAGGTACTGGTTCTGCTTCAAGTTGGATATCATACCCAAGTTATGGAGGTTCAGTTATTGGTAATATTGGAGCAAATGCTGCTTTAAATCCAGTTTATAGTAATGGTAAAATAGACCAAGTAAGATTCTTCAACAAAGCATTATCAGCAAGTGAAGTAACTACATTGTATAATGAAAACTCACTTGTAGCTTCTTATAGATTTGAAGGAAATGCAAATGATGATACAAGAAATTATGATGGTACTGCAAGTAATGTTACTTATGAATACGGATTAAACTTTACTCCTGATTTTGTTTGGACGAAAGCAAGAACAAGTCCTTATTCTCACAACTTACAAGATTCAACAAGGGGCGGTGGTTCAAGTAATGCTTTAAACCCTAACTTAAATCTTGCTGCTGGAACTTACGGTATATATGGTTTTGTAGATACATTTGATACAGGAGGATTTACAACTGGAACAGGTTCTACAAATAATGTTCACGTTAATGCGAATAGTGAAGATTACGTTGCTTGGTGTTTTAAAGCAAACGGAGGAACTACAAGCAGCAATACTGATGGAAGTATTACAAGTACAGTACAAGTCAACGAAGATGCAGGATTTAGTATTATATCTTGGACTGGAACAGGTGCGCAAGGTACAATTGGACACGGACTATCAGCAGCCCCAGAAGTAATACTTTCAAAAAGATTAGATTCTGCTAATAACTGGACTGTATATCAAAAAGATTTAGGTTTAAGTCATACTACATATCCTAACTGGTTGTATTTAAATTTTACTTCTGAAGAACAAGCTAGCGGGTCAAGCGTTAATCACCCTTATTATCAAGCTCCTTCATCTACACTTATATATCAAAATACAGGAACAAGTGAACTTTCAAATGTGGCTGGAGCTCAATATATATCATATTGTTTTGCTTCAGTAGCATCGTATTCATCTTTTGGTTCATACACAGGTAATGGTTCTACAAATGGGCCGATTGTAGAAACAGGATTTGAGCCTGCGTTTATAATGACAAAGCAAACAAACACTGCATCTAATTGGGTAATTGTAGATAATAAAAGAAGCACGATAAACCCAAGAGATAAAGGCTTAAGACCAAATTCAGATGTAACTGAAGCAACTGTATCAAATAATATGGTTGTAGATTTTTTATCTAATGGTTTTCAATTAAAGCAAACAAGTGGGGCTAATGACAATGGAGGAACATTTATCTATATGGCATTTGCTGCAGACCCTGACACAGAAGCACCAACAGTAGCAAAAAGTTTTAGTACAGTAGCTTATACAGGTAATAGCAGCACACAGAGTATCGAGGGGTTAGGATTTAGTCCGAATTTAGTTTGGATAAAAGGAAGAAACAATACTTATGTTCACGGATTATATGATACAATTAGAGGGTCTTTACAAAGATTACGTTCTAATGGGACTCAAGCTAATGAAAATGTTCCAAATTCATTAACTTCATTTGATTCAGATGGTTTTACTCTCGGAAGTGATATTGGACAAAATCAAAGTGCAAACAATTACGTTGCTTGGGCTTTTAAAGCTGATGATAACGAACCGACAATCTATGGAGGTTCAGCATTAGCAGTATATAAATTTGAGGACAATGCTAACGATGTTAGAGGAAATTACAATGCTACAGCTACAAATATAACTTATGTAACTGGAAAATTTAATAAAGCAGCTTCTTTTGTTGAAAGCAATAGTAGTGAAATAGATTTTAGCAATAGTATACACGGTTCATCTTTTTCTATGTCTTTTTGGATGAAAGCTACAGATATGGGAGCAGGTACAACCGCTACAGCTTATTCAATATATTCTGCTTATGTAGATGTTAATAATTATTTTAGACCAGTATTATATGGAGATGGTTCTTTATTGTTATTAACTAAATATAGTGGTACTTTTAAAAGCAACTTAACATCATCAGGTATTATAACAGAAAATACTTGGCATCACATTGTATTTAATTTTACACCTACAGATACTAAAGCTTATGTTGACGGGGTTAATATTGGTACTTTCCCAAGCTATGACCCTATATCTTTTACATCTAAAGCTTTCGGGACAGACAGGGGTAATCCTGATTTTACAGGAGACATTGACCAATTAAGATTTTATGATGCTGCATTAACACAAGAAAATGTAACAGCTTTATATAATGAAACTGCATCTGACAATGATGATTTAACTTTTGGTGCACCTGGAGAAGTCGTAATTAGTGCAAATGCTAATGCAGGATTTAGTATAGTTAAATATGAAGGAGATGGGCTACGAAATCATAAAGTTCCTCACGGTCTTTCAGCAGCACCAGAATTGGTTTTTATAAAAAATCTTGACCAAGCTGTTACTTGGCAGCTATTTGGTAGTACATTTTTTGATAGAATGCAGTTTGATACAGGTGGAGATGATGGTAACTATCCACTATCTTATTCATCAACGACTATAACATTACCGCAAAGTGGTCAACACGCTAATAATGAGTGGAATGCTTCTGGTAATAATTATATAGCTTATTGTTGGCATTCAGTAGCTGGATATAGCAAGATTGGAAGTTATAGCGGAAATAATACTGGGCAAACTATCACTACAGGATTTCAACCAGATTTTCTTATGTTAAAGAAAACTAATGTAACTTCCGAATGGTGGATAATGGATAGTGTGAGAGGTACTACAAATAATTTAGAAGCAAACACAAGTGATGCAGAAAATACAGGCATATCAGGTGCACCTACATTTGTATCAACAGGGTTTAATTTTTCAGGAAGTACATTTAATGAAACAGGTACAGATTGGATATATATGGCATTTAAAATAAATTAAAATGAATGGATTTGAACCATTCACATAATGCGTAATATATAAAAAATATAATTTAATCAAATTCAATAAATTAAATAAAATGGCAAAAAATAAAATTAAGAAAGAGGAGCTTGAAGACCTTCAGGCTAAAGTTATTAATATAAATAATCTTCAATATAAATTAGGAGCATTAGAGATTGAAAAAAGCAAAGTATTACAATCTTATGATGTTGCAAAAACAGAATTAAAAACTTTACAGTTAGCTCTTAAAGAAGTTTATGGGGGTGTTAGTATTGATGTAAACGATGGTAGCATTAAAAAAATAGAAGAAGCAGATGAGCAAATTGATAAGAAAAATTAGTGTTGGTAAAGATTACAAAACTGACGCAATGCATTATGCTGTTGGGCAAGAAGTATATGGCGGGCATATTATAAGCGATATAATAGAAGATAAAGAAAAGTATTCTATATATATAAAAAAGAAAAACGATATACTTCCTTGGAAAAGTTTTAATAAAAATATGGCTATAAGCGTAGAATATAATTTAGAATATTAATGAAACCCTTATACGCATATTTAATAAAACCCAAAAATAATAGATACAATAATAAGAAAAAAATAGGTGATACAGAATTAATTTTAAATACAGATATATCTGATCACAAATTTATAAGCAGAGAAGCTATAGTTTGCGAAACACCTATTATATGTAATACAAATATTAAGAAAGGAGATACTATTATTGTGCATCATAATATATTTAGAAGATGGTATGATGTTAGGGGTATTGAAAGAAATAGCAAAAGCTATTTTAAAAATAATTTATATTTTTGCGAACCTAATCAAATATTTTTATACAAGCATAAAAAAGATTGGAAAGCGAGTGAAGGATTTTGTTTTGTAAAACCATTGCTTAATCAAAATCAATTTTCTACTGATAAAGAAAAACCATTGACAGGGATTGTAAAATATATAGATAATTCAAATATTGTTAAATTAAATCAAAAAATCGGATTTACTCCTTATAGTGAATATGAGTTTATTATAAACGATGAAAAGCTATATAGAATAATGACAAAAGAAATATCTATTAATTATGGATATAAAAAAGAAGAAGCAGAGTATAATCCAAGCTGGATATAGAGCAGTTGATGAACTTGTTAAAGTTGCTAAAGAGCCTATAGTTGAGACCGATGATGATGTTTCAGCTGTTAGATTAAAAAACGCAGCAGCTACAAAAAAGTTGGCTATATTTGATGCATTTGAAATATTAAATAGAATACAAGGGGAAGAAGCCATGCTAAATAATAAACCAATAGAAAACAAAAAAGAAGCTTTTAGCGGTTTTGCAGAAAAAAGGTCTAGATAATGGGTTATCAACAAACTTTGTATAAAATTGTTGAACCAATTAAACGAACAACAATACATAGGCTAAATAAAAGGAAAGCTTGGAAGTATGGGTATAATGCAGAACACGATGTTGTTGTTATTAGTAAGTCAGGTAAGATAGGTGATATATATGAAATACAAAATCTAAAGATTGCTTTGCCGCTTGAAGAAAACGTGTATAGCAAATATGATAAGTGGACACCTGAAGAATATCCAAAAGAATTAAAAAACATTAAAACCATATTCGACTGGCAAACATATCCAACTGAGTTTAAAGAAAAGTGGCATGCGTACATTGATAGAGAATTTACCAGACGCGAAAAAGGCTTTTGGTTTTGCAACAAAGGTGGTAGCACTTATATTACTGGTTCTCATTATATGTACTTGCAGTGGTCCAAGATTGATGTTGGGCAGCCAGAGTTTAGAGAAGCAAACAGATTATTCTTCATATTCTGGGAAGCATGCAAGGCAGATAAAAGATGTTATGGAATATGCTATCTTAAAAACAGACGGTCTGGATTTAGCTTTATGTCATCA